CATCTGGTCTTCCAGATGGGGAGCGGAGGCGGAACCGTTGAAGGTCTCTCACAGGCACCGTGGTCGGTTGTTCGGCCTCATTCTGGCTGTGTCCGATAGCCGAAACGCCGGGAGGCGACATGCGCTAGAGTCCGCCCGTAGGCTCGCCTCCAACAATGATGACACGGCCCGTCACGCTCTTGCTCTCGAAACGTGACGGGCCGTGCGTTTGATGTGCGCGCCACCTGCTCCGGGCCACGGTCGCCGGCGCGCTGACTGATGTGACCATGTGCACATGCGTCTGTATAATTATAGCACATGTGTCTATCCGGGCGCGGGGGTTGACAATGCGGCGAATCGGCCTATAATGAGGATGCGTGGGGTGATGGCCCACCGGCGAGCAAATGGGTGAGGACGACGCAGCCCCCATTGGGGGGCTGGTCAGGACAATGGCGCTACATCGGCGCAAGTCCTTACCCGCCTGACCAGTCACCCAATGGGGGCTTGTTTTAATGAGTATTGAATGGATGACCCATGTATGGAATAATTCAAAGCAAGGCGGCTCGCGTCTCCTAATGTTATTGGCGATAGCTGACTATGCTAATGAGCAAGGTAAAGCTTGGCCGAGCCTGGAAACATTGGCACAACGTACCCGGCAAACCACCCGCAATACGATCCGAATCATCGAAAAATGTGTAGCAGATAAGGAACTTGAATATCAGCAGTACGCCAGTCCCTATGGCACGAATCTCTATAGCCTAAAAATCTCCAGGACAGAAAAAGTCAACCCCAAAGCCTCAAGGAGAACTAGTGACATTTTGGGCATAAACGGGAATCAAACGGATACCTCATTGTCACCCGATCCGTCATTATCCGATCAGAAACCATCAAGAATAAAAGAGGGCGCGGCTACGCCGCCCGCCGTGATCGCCTACCGGGAGATCGCGCGACGCTTCCCAGACAAAGCGACTTGGGAAGACATCTCCAGAGCGGTGGGGGAGGCTGATGCCGATCTTGCTTTCTGGCGCGAAGTCATTCATGGATATATCGCTTGCGGCTGGAACAAGACGAACATCAAGAGCATGCTGGAATTCTACGCGCGCCGCGAGATTCCGAGCGTCCAGCGAAATGGCAATGGCGCGCGTCCAATAGCCGGCGACGGCAAGCCAGCCTGGATACGCGGGCTGGTGCGCGCGGTCGCGGAGGCGGCAGAGGCGGAAGAGAATGGCGACGCTCAATGAGGTAGTAAGTGTGATCGGCGTGCTCAAGCTGGCCTATCCTTCCTTCGGCGCGCGCCTGACCGAAGACGAATGGGCCGCGCTGCCGCGCGTGTGGCATCGACTCCTGCGCGACATCCCGTTCGACCTGCTCGACGCGGCGGCGGCGCATTACGCCACGACTAGCGGCTCGGCGTTCCCGCCATCCATCGCGGAGTTGAGAGACATGGCCTTCAAGGTCGCGAACCCGAATCGAGTAAGCGCGGAGGAAGCCTGGGGCGAGGTACAGAAGGCCATCCGGCAAACCGGCTTCTACCGCGCGCCGGAGTTCGACGATCCGGCCATCGGGCGCGCCGTGCAGATCATCGGCTGGCGCGCGCTGTGCCTGAGCGAGAACGAGATGGCCGATCGCGCGCATTTCTTCCGCGTCTACCAGGCCGTCGCGGAGCGCGAGAAGCATAATGCCCTGATGCTCCCCGAAGTGCGCGCTGTCGCCGCGCGTCTGGAGGCGGTCGCGCGGGCAGCGCTGAGGGCGGGCGAATGACAGCACTACGAATTGACACAGAAAATTTGAATAATGACAGGCAATATGAAAAATTCCTGTCGAGCAAGGCTATCCGCACTGTCGCAAGCGGAATTGGGGTGTCGAATTCTCAGATTAATCCCCTCCTGTTCCCGTTCCAGCGCGATGTGGTGAAGTGGGCCTGTCGCAAAGGTCGGGCTGCGATATTCCTGGATACGGGCCTCGGCAAGACATTCGTATCTCTGGAATGGGCGAGACTCGTTGGAGAGAGGACGCTGATCGTGGCCCCGCTCTCTGTGGCGCGGCAGACGGTGCGCATGGCTGGCGAAATCGATTTGATTGTGCGCTATGTCCGTCATCAGTCTGAGGTGGATGAATTCCCAGATGACAAGCTCTTCATCACCAACTACGAGATGGTTGAGGAGTTTGACCCGTCGCGGTTCGGGGCGGTCATTCTGGATGAGTCCAGCATCCTCAAAGCCCTGGACGGCAAGACACGGCGAAAGCTAACTGATATGTTTGCCGACACGCCCTATCGCCTGTGCTGCACGGCGACACCCGCTCCCAATGATCGATCTGAGATCGGCAATCATGCCGAGTTCCTGGGTGTCTGCAAGATGTCGGAAATGCTGGCGATGTTCTTCGTCAACGCCAACAAGCAGGATGAGATCGCCGTAGACCTGGGCAACGGCAATAGGGGCATCATGCGAACGAAGCACTCCAACAAAGAGGGGCAGGAGTGGCGACTGCGAAACCACGGCAAGCAGGCATTCTATCGCTGGCTGTCGTCGTGGGCCATGAGCCTGCGCCTGCCGAGCGACCTGGGATATAACGACGATGGCTTTGTCCTGCCCGCGCTCAGTATCAAACCGATCTTCGTGGACGTGGATTACAGGCCCGACGATCAACTGTTCTTCACCAGACTCAAGGGTGTTCAGGACAGGCACAATGTCAGGCGCGGCACGCTGGAGGCACGACTGGAAGTCATGGCCGGCATCGTGAATGGAAGTGATGAGCAGTTCATTGTGTGGTGCGGCCTGAATCAGGAGAGCGCCGCGGCGCACGAGGCCGTCCCGGATTCGGTCGAGGTGATCGGGAGCGATTCGCCGGAGCAAAAGGCAGAACTCATTGAGGCGTTCCAGGACGGCAGGCACCGCGTCCTGGTGACAAAAGGCAGGATCGCGGGTTTTGGGATGAACTTCCAGAATTCGCACCAAATGGTTTTCCTAGGACTCAGTGATTCGTGGGAGATGTATTACCAGTGCATTCGCCGTGAGTGGCGCTTCGGGCAACAGCACCCCGTCACGGCGACCATCGTGCTCAGCGAGGCCGAGCGCGAAATCTATGACAATGTGATCAAGAAGGAGCTCGTCGCCCGCGAGATGGCGTCGGAGCTGATCAAGAACGTCAGACTCTTTGAAGAGGAGGAATTGGGTATGTTATCCGTATCCGGGGAAGTGTACAGAGAGGACACAGCGCGGGGCGATGGATGGACGGCCATGCTGGGCGATTCATGTCGGCGCCTTTCCGAGATCGCGGACAACTCGGTTGATCTGTCGGTATACAGTCCGCCCTTTGCTGATCTATACACCTACAGCAACTCAGACCGCGACCTGGGCAATTCGCGCGATTGGAGCGAATTCTTCGAGCATTACCGGTTTATCATCTCAGAAATGTTGCGCGTCACAAAGCCCGGTCGCCTGACCTGTGTGCATGTGGCAGACATCCCGGCCATGTCCATGAAGGACGGATACATCGGGATGCGCGATTTTCCGGGCGAGGTGGTACGCGCATATGAGCGCGAGGGATGGACATTCGTCGGGCGCGCGATTGTGGCGAAGAATCCGCAGGCGCAGGCCATCCGCACGAAGGCAAAGGCCCTGCTGTTCACGCAGCTTCGCAAGGACTCGAGTGAGAGCCGCCCGGCTATCCTGGACCAAATCTTGCTGTTTAAGAGGCCTGGGAACAACGTCGTGCCGATTGTCCCTGTTGCGAACGGGGAAATGGATAATGAGACCTGGATTGACTGGGCGGGCGGAATCTGGACGGGCATCCAGGAGTCCGATACGCTTCAGTTCACCACGGCGCGCGACAGAGATGATGAGAAGCATATCTGCCCGCTGCAGCTGGGAACCATTGAGCGGTGCATCAAACTCTACAGCAATCCGGGCGAGACGGTTCTGACTCCCTTCATGGGAATCGGGAGCGAGATTTATCAGGCTATCCGATTCGGGCGCAAGGGCATCGGCATCGAATTGAAAGAGAGTTATTGGAAGGTTGCGATTAGGAATCTACAGAGTGCCGAACGAGAGAACAAGACAGAAGATCTGTTCTCACAGGCAGGCATTGAAGTATAAGTTACGAGATGGTCATCCATGGAATTAAACCCTGATGCGCGCCGTCCTCGACTTCGGCTTCGTCGTCGTGACGCCGGCGCCGTCCGGCGCGCTCGCGGCGCACCTGCTGCGGCGCGGCACGGCGGCCACGGAGCGCGAGGCGATG